CGTCCGAGGTTGACAGTCGAACTCGAGCCGGCCTTTGCGGATCACGTTCTGCGCCTTCATCACGAGCGCGGTCTTGATCTCGACTGAGTAGTGGAACGGCGTCGCGGCCGGGAAAAACTTCGTGACGAGCTGATAGACGCCCTGGCCGATCCCCGTCGTATCGATGCCGATGTACGTCACGCGATAGCGCTGGGTCAGCGCCTCGATCTGCGCTGCCTGCGCTTCGAAGTCGAGGCCGTGCCACTGGAACCGCTCGAGCACGCGGAACTTGCCGCCGGGATACTTCGGCGGCGCCAAGACCACGCAGCCCGCACTGTCGCCCGTGTGCGACGGGTCGTAACCGATCCACACCTCTTCGTCGCCGAACGGGCGCATGTACAGCGGCTTGAAGTCGTCCCACACCTCCCACGTGTCGACCATGCACGTCTGCAACATCGCGAGAGGAAAGACCGACAGCGAATCGTCAATGAACTGGCACAGCAGCAGGTTCGCGTACCTGCGCGCACTGTGGCGCGCCGACATCGATCCGCTCGTGTTCGTCGGCACTGCCCGGCGGCTCGGCTACGCGCTGGGCTGCCATTGGGACGCCGACGCCGGCATGCCCGTCCTGACGCCCATCGTTCTGCACTGATCCGATGCGCGCGCCCCTCACCGACGTCGACCTGCGCGCGATGTGGCGCCGCCTGCGCATGGTCGGGAATTTCGACGCCCTGTGCCCGGCCGCCCGCCACGCATTCGAATGCACGGCGAATGTATGGCGCGATCGAGAACCCGCGCCCGAATTGCCGGCCGTCGACGGGAAACGCCGCGCCGCGACCGACTTCGACTGACCCATCCGCGCCGGCCGCCGGCGCACTCACCTGGAATCACACCATGAAGCCCTACGTTTTCAGCATCGGCGTGCTGCTGATGCTTTCCCTTTCCCTCACCGGCGTCTACTACCTCGCCGCCGATGTGCTGCGCCTGTTCGACGTTCGGCTCGCCCGGCCGATCGCTTTTGTGATCGGCGTCGTCGCAATGATCGTCCTGGTCGCAGCGCTGGCCTGGGCCGTTCCGCCGCGGGGCTGACACGATGACGAACGAGCCCACCATTCGTTACGAGCTACTGACTTCGGCCGGCCTGCGCACTGTCGCAGGCGATCACGTCGCTATCCCGAACGACGCCGGCGCCACGTTCGGCATTCACACCGAGTCGCACCTGCACGACGGCCACCCCGAAAAGTGTGTCGTCACGCACCTGATATCGGGCATCCGCATCGGCCACGGCGCAACGCGTACCGCAGCTCTCGCGAACGCGACGTCGAATCTCGAACGCAACCGCAAGCGCCTGCGCACCATGCTCGACCAGGCGATCACCTCGCGCTACGAGCTGCAGCACGCCGTTCAACGTCTGCAACAGAACCATCACGACATCCTCGGAGGCGCAGCAGCATGACGCACACAACTACCCCTCACGACGCTGCGCTCGCGGCTTCCATCGCGGCGGCCGCCGACGTTCTTCGCTTCGACCATGAACCCGGCGGCCTCCAGCGCGTCGCGGTGCTCGCGCTGTTCGTCAGCGTCCTCGGCGATCGACTGGCCCTTGCCTTCCCCGCGTCGGCCGGCGCGCTGCGCGCGCTCGTCGACAGCCCCGCGACGCCCGGCAACCCTGCCGCCCTCTCTCTGCATCAACCGCAACAGTAATAACGATGGCTTCGATCGACGAACTGAAACAACGCATCGACCTGCACGACCTCGCCGACCGGCTCGGCTTGAAGCGCGGTCGCGGCGGCGACCGCGCGCTGTACCACTCGCCGCAGCACGACGACAAGAGCCCGTCCCTGTCGATCTACGTGAACCACCCGAAGCACGGCACCGGCTGGCGCGACCATAGCGCCGACGTCGGCGGCTCGTGTATCGACCTGGTCATTCACGCGCGCGGCGGTACGGTCGCCGACGCGGTGCGCTACCTGCACGACGCGTACGGCATCCCGCTCGACCGCCAAGCGCCGGCCGAGCGCCGCGAAAAAACCGCCGTCGAGTACATCGCCGATCGGTGCTTCGCCGAGCGCGACCAAGTGCGCGATTACCTCATCGGCCGTGGCATTTCCGCCGGCGCGATCGACGCGGCGATCGCCGCCCGCACGCTCGGCTTCAACACGTGGACCAGCTCGAAGGTCGCGGCCGGCGAAGTGGGTCACGCCGGCCCGGCCGCCGCGTTCATCGTGCGCGCGCCTGGCGACGGCCGCGTCGTTGCCGTCGACATGCGCTATGTCGATCCGGCGCTGAACGGCGGCGTCAAGACGCAGACCCAGGGCGACAAGGCCGGCTACGGCTGGACCGCCGATCCGCGCCGGCTCGACAAGGCGAAGCGCATGTTCATCGTCGAAAGCGCGATCAACGCGCTGTCGATCGACACCTGCGCGATGCCTGGCGCGGCCGCGCTCGCGCTGCGCGGCCTGGCGAACGTCGACGGCATCGACTTCACGTTCCTGCGCGGCAAACAGGTCGTGATCTGCCTGGACAACGACGAGCCGTTCGCGGACGGCCACCCGCGCGCCGGCCGCCGCCCTGGGCCGGAAGCTGCGTGGGCGCTCTACGAACGGCTCACGGCGCTGAACATCAGCGCCGTGCTCGTCGACCAGGCGAATTGGTTCGCCGACCTCGCGGACGGCGAGAAGGCCGTCAAGCCGATCAACGACGTGAACGACTACCTGCAACTGCGCGGCCCGGCCGATCTGCAGCGCGCACTCGACCAGCTCGAGCCGTGGCTCATCGCCGGCCTCGCCGGCGACGCCACACGCCGCGGCCGGCCGCGCATCTTCCTGCCATCGCACGACTTCGCGCAGTACTGGCGTTTCCGCGTGCGGCCCGACTTCACCAGCTACATCACGAAGATGGACAAGAACGAGGAAAGCGGCGTCGAGACGCCCGTCATGACGGACCTGTGTGGATTCCGCATCGCCGGCATCAGCCGCGTGTCCGTGGCGAGCGCGACGTCGACGATGACGGGTGACGCCGACCAGGCGCCCACCGTCTATTTCGCCGTGTCGGTCCAGGCGCCGCGCCACGGCGCGCAGCTCGTGCGCCGCGTCATGCTCGACGACCAGCTCCACAACGTGGACCAGTGGGGCAAGTTCGGCCCGATCTGGGCGCCGGCGCCGTTCAAGCGTATGGTCAACATCCTGGAGCGCGGCGCCGACCTCGGCGCGCGCCAGGCGGCGAACTTCGTTGGGCTCGCCTGGCGCGACGGCCGCCTGATCGTCAACGAAGGCCCGGACTGCTATTTCACCGAAGCCGACAAGCAGTGCCCGTATCACAACCTGACCTTCCCGACCGGCCCGGCCAGCGACGCGCGCCGCGTAATCACCGCGTACCAGTCGACGTTCAAACAGAACGCGGCGACGATCCCGCTCGTGTGGGCGCTCGGCGGCCACCTGAAGGCGTTGCTCGGCTTCTGGCCGCACATCACGATCCAGGCGAACAAAGGCGCCGGTAAGTCGACGCTCATCAAGCGGCTTGAACGCTCGCTCGCGTTCACGATGTTCTCGGGGCAGTCGCTGCAGACCGAGTTCCGCCTGCTGACCAGCATCAGCCACACGAGCCACCCGGTCGGATGGGAAGAGCTGTCCGCCCGCCGGCAGGACGTGATCGACAAGGCGGTCGGGCTGTTGCAGGAGAACTACCAGTACACCGTGACACGCCGCGGCACCGACATGACCGAATACCTGTTGTGCGCGCCCGTGATGCTGGCAGGCGAGGACGTGCCCGTGCGCAGCCTGCTCGGCAAGCTCGTACGCACGACGCTGACCGGCAAGCGCGGCCCGCTGATGCCCGACGACCTGCCGCGCTTCCCGGTTCGCCAGTGGCTCGAATTCCTCGCCGGCCTGGACAAGCGCGCCGTGTCCGACCATTACGCGACGCTCCGCGACAAGGCCCTGGCCAACTGCCGCGCAAGCGGCGAGGACGACGGCGCAAAGCGGATGGCCGGCAACTATGCGGCCGTCGCGCTCGCCTGGCGCTACCTGTGCGAGTTCGCCGGCATGGACCCGAGCGAAGGCGACTTTCCGCGCGACCTGCTTGCCGAAATGAACGGCCACATCGCCGAGACGAGCGCCGATCGCGAGCCGTGGGTCTGGATCATGGAGACCGCGCTGTCGGAAATGGACTGCGGCAACTACAAGCACCCGTACACCTTCGATACCGTCGACGGCGAGTTCTGTCTGCTCATCAACACCGGCCACGTAATGGACCACATCGCCCACACGAGCGCACTGCGCGACAAGTGGAACGGCCTGCCCGTGAAATCCGACCGCGTGTTCAAGGCGCAGCTCAAGCACGCCGGCGTCATCGTCGGCGACAAGGAAGTCGAACGCCGCATCTACACGCGCCGCGTGCGCTACCTCACGCCGATCTCGCTCGAACGCCTGGCCGCGTTCGGCCTGCACGTGTCCATCCGCGAAGACCTGGCCACCGACGCATTGCAAGGAGGCGCAGCATGACGCCCTCTCAGCCGATGCGGCCGCCGTGCGGCCGTACCCATCCCCTCATTCTTTCTGGCCGCGTAGCGGCCCTGTATTCGGGTTTCGGGTGCGTGCGCCGATGTGCGCAGCAATCGGCGCACTCCGTCACGCGGCCGCCGTACTGCCCGGTTCCCCCCGTACCCCCCGCAAGTCGAAACGGCCGGGCAGCTACGCGGGCCTTGAGGGAGAGGGGGCGCGCAAGCCGGTTTTTCCACATGGAAAGGGCGGGCAGCGCAGAAAACTCGGGGATTTTGGGCGTCTGCGCTCGTAAGTCATTGATTGTTGAGAAGACACCCGCCCCGTATCGCATCACTTTTGCCCCTATTTGCGCCGCTTTTGCCCCTAGTCCGATTTTTGCACCGGCTGCCGTCGCCCCTTTCTCTTCTCTCTCTAATTCATTGAAAGAGAAGAAGAAAGAATACGAAGAGAGGCAAGGAATCGAGACAAGTGCGTTGCCCCTAGTCGTGCCCGTTTTGCCCTCAATTGCGGACGCTGCCTATTTTTTAGGCCCCCAATTGGGAAGAGGCACCCCGTATATTTGAGGGCAATTAGGGGCAGAAAATAGCCAAAACAATCAGATAGTTAGAGCCACATTTCGCGCAATCCCCCAATCCCTCAATTGCGCTGCGTGTGGTCCTCTTCCGCAATGAAAATCACCATGCAAGAATATTCACGTCGCGGCTCGCAGCGCGGCACCGGCGCGTACCTCGGCCGACAAGAACTGCGCGAACTGACCGGCACGCCGCAACGCGCGCGCCAAATCCTGTGGCTCGCTCGGCAGGGTTGGCCGCATGTCGTCGATGTGCACGGCCGCGTGTTGGTCGCACGCGCTTACCACGACAAGCAAATGGGAATCATTGAATCTAAACAAGCGCGTACACCGCAGCCGACGGGTCTCACGTCGCTCAATCTCGGCGCAGTGTGATGGCGGGCAAAGCACAAACTCCAGGTGCAATCCCGCGCTTCCGTTCGCGCAAGAACGCGGACGGCTCGCTGCGCTATTACTACGATCACGGCGAGGTGGACGGACGGCGCATTCTCGAGCCGCTCGGCACTGATCGCGTCGTCGCACTCCAACGTTGGGCCGAGTTAGAAGGCGCTCGTGCACCGTCGTCGGAAACGACGCGGCACACGTTCGCCATGCTCGAGCAGGCTTACCGCATACGCGAGCTGCCGCAGAAATCTGCGGCGACGCAACGCATGTACGACCTGTTCCTCTCCAGGCTCGCAGCCGTCATCGGCGCTCGCGAGCTCGACACGCTCACGCCGGCCGACGTCGCCACGATCTGGCGCGCGACGGCAGAGAAGCGCGGCGTCGTGACAGCGAACCGCACAAAGGCCGTGCTGTCGCTGGTCCTGAACTGCGGGCGGCTGTGGGGCATGATGACGATCGCGAACCCGTGCGCCGGCGTGCGCGGGAAGAAAGAGACCGGGCGGCAGGACATCCTCATCGATGACGAGCTATATGCTGCCGTCTACACAGTGGCCGACCAGCCGCTACGCAACGCGATGGACCTGGCCGACCTCTGCGCACAACGCCCTTCGGACGTCCTGCGCGTGCAGCGCTCTAACATCGTGCGTGGCAACCTCATCTTTCGCACGCAGAAGACGGGCGCATTCGTTACGGTACAAATCACGGGCGATCTCGCGGCGCTGATCGAACGCCTGTTGGCCTGGCGTGGTTCGAAGGTCGACGTCTCGCCCTACCTGCTGCGCGACGAGGAAGGCTATCCACTCACGAAGGGCAAGCTGCGATCGCGCTTTGACAAGGCACGCGAGCGGGCCGGTATCGACAAGGCGAAGTTTCAGTTCCGCGATCTCCGCGCGCGCGGCGTGACGCACAAGACGATCGATGAAGGATTGGAGGCCGGACAGCGCCTGGCGGGTCACAGCGGACCGGGCATGACGGCGCGTTACGTGCGAGGCGCACGGCCGGTTAAACCGTCTCGCTGA